CGCACAAGATTAGTACATTTACGCATTTTGTTGATTTCTCTAATGCTAAAATTAAGTAAGGTTTTAAGTGATTGGGGCCTGTTTGTCCAACAGGCCCTGAAAACCCTAGTCTTTTACTTGGGGTTTTCTGTGTTTCTAAGCACTGTGAGCCTCATTGGGGCTCTCGTGATCATATCTCCGATGGTCTGCTTTTGCACATCGGCTTTTATCTTGTTTAAGATTTATGTTTTTGGGGTTTCTTCCGCCTTTTTCGGCGTTTTGAACTTCTCTGCTTTGCTTTGTATTGGGGCAATACCCGATATTATTCATTCCAGAATTCAGGGATTGGTTCTGATACTCGCTTCGGAGGTTAACAATTGTTCTAATAAGGACATGAATGATAGGCATACTAGAGTGTTTAGGCTTTTCTTCCTGGCCATACATGAAGCTCTAAACCCCAGCAAGACTGACCCATGGGACTGGTGGTTTGAGCAAGTTGAGATTTTGAGCCGGCATTTACTGATCTTTTACGGTAGCAAATTCTACTGGAAGTGCCGCTTCTGGACAGCTCTGTTGTACTTGTATTGGTTGTGTAAGGTGGGATTGAAAGGCTTGGGCATATACTTGAAACTTTCTTTCCTGTGTCTAACGGCCTTCATATTCATCCCGGACTTTCGTGGGCTCTTCTTCAGGGGTTATTCCTTCTTGTTGGAAATGTTAGGCAAGATAGTCGCCGGACGCCCAGCAGTCTCCATCATTATGTTGGCTGAGTTAGTTCTGGACCATCTGCTCATATGGGGCCTAAATTTTGCCGTGGTTTTATCAGATGCTGAATTGCTGATATCACGGTACCAAAGTGACAGGGGTTTGAGCAAGCAGAACAGGCGGGTTGTTGCCAAGACGACCTTTGCAGGAATAGTCCAAACGATGAGTATTTTTATAGATTCGGTTGGTCTCCCGAATTACATTCGGACTAGCACACTCAACTTTGACAGGGAGTCAGTTGCTCAGACATATGAGATAGCTCGGGACCTGGGGTGGCCTGTGAATGTGAAGATTACTGAACCAGTTCTTGGGATTGCTGGTGGCAAGTTTGATGCTAAATGGCTGCTATTTGGCACGGATTTTCGGCAAGGCATGGGGAAACGGCGCCTTTACATTGATGAAACACTAAATCATTTAAAGGGGATTTACCCAGAGTTCAAGAGGTCTGAGAGTTTCCAAAATTTTGACAATGAACTGGTTGCAACCTCCCGGTATTTTGTTGAGCCTGATGTTGCTTTCCCTGACATTAGTGTTGACTATGTCTGGCCAATCCTTAAAGACATCTTCCAAAATTCCCAGTTGACGTCGTTTAACACTATTATCTCAAAATGGGAGAAGAAATACGCACTTGGTGCTTTCTTTAGGGATAGGTTGCACCCAAACCGAAAATTTAGGCGGTCTCATTTCATCACCGAGGTTGGGGGGTATGCCAAGTTTAAACAACTTTGGGCAAGAACTTTCACATATAGCCCAGCCATGGTCCCTGTTTCCGCAGTGTTCGTAAAAGGGGAGGCTTTGCCTCCCAAAAAGTGGCAAAATGACAAGGTCAGGAC